GCTTGTACTCTTCAATCGCCTCAATGATATGACCCACCACCGTCATGGTGTCATCCCCCCGGTACTTCTTGATCGCCACAATATCCCGCCCCTGTCTGACCGCAATCACAGTCGCATCCGCCCCAAACCGCGCCGGGTCAACGCCAATAATGATCGGGGCGCTAGAGTCTTTGTATTTAGGCCTTTTCATGGCCTCATCCACAATGTCCGACGGTATAAACTGGTCATCCCCCGCCCGTGGGAACTCACCATACACCTCAACGTGCGCCTGGGCGCTGTCCGGCCCGTACTCCGCAATGATCCGCTCATAAACCGCCTTGTCCGTCCCCTCCACCGTCCTCGCATCCACCACCTTAGTCGCCCAAAAGTCCCGTTTTGAGTGAAAAGTCTCGTAAAAGTACCCCGTATTGCGCCGTGGGTTAGAAAACGCCAGCCAGAAACGATTCGGCGTGTTTTCCGTGAAGAATCCACCAGTAACAGACCAAATCGAGTCATCAATACCTGACGCCTCGTCAAAAATCACCAGCACACCGTCAAAATTGTGCACACCAGCATAAGCATCCGGGTTCTCAGCACTCCAAAGCCGACCTTCCACCGCCCAATAGCGCGTACCCTTCTTCAAATCCTGCTCCACCAGGTCAGTCAACCACTTTGCCGGTGCCACTTTCGTCGCACTAACCTCAAACCAGTGCGAATTTAACCCCATAGCCAACCACTTGGTAATCTCAGCCCAAGTAATTGAGCGTAACTGGTTCTCGCTATTCGCCGAAATAATGGTTGTTGAGCCAATACGAGTTGACACCATCCATATAGTTAGCCATGACACTAATGCCGACTTACCAATACCCCGCCCAGAAGATATTGCTTCTTGCAATACTTTATACATTATCTCTTCGTTGGATAATCCACCAGATTGAAGGGATTTATTTATTGCAATATGGTCAGTAATATCTTGCAATACCTCACGTTGCCATTTACGTGGGCCAGAGAAATGCTCCAGTGGAGTACCTTTAACTCCCCAAGGAAATAAATACTTAACAAAAGCCAAGGGATTATCTTTTAATGCAGGACTCCAAAGTACCGCCATTAACTCTTGTTCATCTTCTGGTTTATATATTGTGGTTTGCATTAATTACTCCATTTAAATTTAGATTGACCAGTTACTTCTTGCCATTCTCTGCCCGGCCTATTTAACCAACCTAAACCAGTTGATCCTTTTAACTCAGCAATTATTTTCCAACCCGCTCCTTTTAATGATGCGCCAGTTTCTGATTGCAATGTGTAGGTAATAATTTTTTTCCATCCCAAGGCTTTAGCAGCTTGCCAGCATCGCGCATACAAAAATGAACATGAACCTTTTGGCGCACCATCTACAACACAACACCGTATAACTTCCACAGTTTCGCCATTGTCTAAATGCCTTGATACTGGTCTAGACACAATAGCAACGCCAACTAATGTATCTCCATCAGATACGCCAACCGCAAACAACCCACCAGCAGGTGGTTTATTGTGCCGATGGAAATTACGCACAAACTCAATTGCCTCAGTCAATTTCATTGGAACGGCGTGAAGTTGCATAAATTAATAAAAAAATAAAATTGTTCACGAGCGTTCCGTAGCCACAGCCGCCCTAGCCTCGGCCCTCCCCCCCTACACCTCAGCATCGTCGTCATGCACAGCTTGCACAATAGATGCACTGAGCCGTGGTGTAACGTCCAGCACGTCGACCAGGCGGGCCTGAGCTGCCTGTAGGGCTCCTGTAATAGATATGCGGGTATCGGTTACGGACACATCAAGCCGATCGCCATAGACCTTGGGCGCGAGCTTGCTGGCCCTCCATCGCATCGAATCAAGCACAACACGTGCAGCATGGCTGTCCATCGTGCCGGCGCTCACTGCCTCCTCTACTGCCTCCATGCGACCAACCAGAACGTCAGCCTGGGCCATGCGGGCGCGCGCATACTTGGTGGCAAGGGCAGGATCGTCGCGCATCCACCGAATTATTGTGCCGTGATCTGGCATGCCGTCCGTACGGCAAACCTCCCGCATGGACTTCCCGGCTTCAATTTGCTCCAGCAAGGTATCCACCATTTGAATCTTCGTTTCCTCCGCATACGCCACATACGCCATGTTAGTAATCCCTAACTTAAGTTACTGACCCAAAGGTTATTAAACCATCGTTTTGCGCACAATGGTTCTTACACAATACACACCTTCTAAAGAAGGGTGTGTAAAGTGTGTAAGGGTAAACCCTTGCTTTGTCGGCAAATAAACTAATGCACAGTTTATGAACTGTTTAAACTATGTAAGGGTTTACCCTATGTAAACCACTGGTTTTGCGACACAATCCATAGCATCCAGCGATATCCGTCACTGGTTCTGCTTAATTTTTAAGCATAATACCCGACTAAATTACTCATGCATTGTTGCCAGTTTAAAGGGTAAACCCTATGTTCGTAACATATTCTGTTACAACTATCTTACCCTACTAAGGGTAAACCCTAGGTGCCATGCCACAAAATCCGTTACACTAGAGTCTCTCAACAACCAACCAAAGGAACAAACAAATGAACAAATCCGAAACCCGCGAATGCCTCAAGCTCCAAGCTTGGAGCAAATTCCCTGAGCCGAATGTCGGCATGCTGGCACGCTGCTACAGCTCACTGGTGCGGTCGGCTCGCACCACAAAATCACGCAACGAAATTCTGGTGTACGCGATGGGCCTGCCTGCCATCGTACAGCATCCAGACTTCATAGTCTGATCACCAACCCCCGGGGCTTCGGCCCCATCAAACAACCAACCTAGGACAAAAAAATGAACAACGCGCAATCAATCCGCCAGGCTATCACCTTAGACCCGGCTTTGCCTGAATTAGTGGCGCTGGCGGCAATGGAGCCCGTTAATTTCATCGGGTTTTATTTTGATGAACACAGCGAAACCTGGGATTACTGGACCGCAGAACGTGCGGACGCGACCGCAACTAATTGCTATTACACACCGGACGAATGCCTGGCACTATTGATTGAACGCGGGTTTCAAGATATTTTGTAACCCTGACAGCTTCACTTTATGCCACCTTATTCGGTGGCATATGGGGAAATTGTCTTAATCAACCTATTGGAGAAAAAATGGAGCACAAAAAGATACTAGGATATATTGCCTATGAAGGTCCATCGGAAATCGATGGCGCGCCCATCGTAGTGATCATCAATAAAATCACTGGCAAGTCAAAAAATGGCAAGACCGGTGCCATTGTCCAGTCATTTATTATCCGGTCGGATATCGATCCTGTCAGTGCTTTGATGTCCGGCGCAGACGAGTCGGTATGCGGGCAGTGTGAGCATCGGCCTATCACGGCCCGCGTTACAGGCAAACCTCCATGTTACGTACAGGTAGGCAAGTCAGTTCTGGCAGTTTACAACGCTTACCGGCGCGGCCGGTACGTCAAAGCCGACCTAGAAACAATCGCGTTGGCGTTGGCAGGTAAATCCCTGAGGATCGGAACGTATGGTGATCCGGCGGCCGCACCCGTCGCGACATGGCAACGTGTGAGCCGTTACGTATTTGCCCGTGCGGGTTACTCGCATCAATGGCAAACGTTAGGGTTTGATCATGCTGCATGGGCGCCACTGGTAATGGCCTCGGCCGATACCATCGATCAAGCTGCCCTAGCTAATCTGTACGGTATGCGGGTTTTCAGGGTATCCACCGGCGTAGACAAGCAGCATGGCGAAGTCACATGCCCAGCGTCTGCCGAAGGTGGGCGCAAGGCTACATGCGAAACCTGCATGCTGTGTGGTGGCACCAGCAAGCTAGCGCGTGACGTTGTCATCGCCGATCATGCTGCGGGCCATGCTCGGCGCGTCATCATGATGGTGGCAGCATGACAAAAATCCTATCCCTTATCGGCGCGGTATTTATCGCAACCCTTTTCGCGTTGCCGTTCATCATTTATTTTTGGAGAATGACACCATGAAAATCTACACCGCCCAGCGCGACGCGCATAACAACTGGGTTGTGTGCAGGGGAACCGATCAACGGCGCGGCTACACCATCATTTTTACCGGCAGCTACGATGACTGTTGGTGTTACAAACTCGGATTGCGGCCATGAAAAATCAAGACGACGATAGCCCCGACAGCTTCGACGACACCTTCGACCCTAATCCAGAACCAGAAACATGCTCTGCTTGCTCCGGCTCCGGGGAGGGTAGGTACGATGGCACCAGGTGCCAGTACTGCAACGGACGGGGCGAACTATGATTGTCCTAGCCCTACTGATAGCTAGTCTACTGGCGGTCATATTTAACCTGTAACTTAAACCCAGCCCACCTAGTCAGTGGGCTTTTTAACGTCCAAAATTTGCCGTTTGGCATCCTCAAACCCGCGGCCCACAATCACCCGGTGGCCGATACCCTCTAAATAGTCTATCCAGTCTCTTTGCACTGGCGACACCACACCACCCGATTCGCGTTTCATTTCCACCCATAGAAGCCACGCAGGAACGAATAAATCCGGTACGCCAGCTTGCACACCTTCAGCTTTCAACGATGCCCCCTGAGCCATGCTACGCCCCCCGCCATTGGGTATTGCAAAGATCCGGACATTGGGCCACTGGCGCCGGAACCAACTAACCAGGCGCACTTGCTGGAGGTGTTCGGACTCCATACTAAAAAGGAATTTCTTCTATCCACAACGCACAACCCCCCGGTTCCGATGCAAATTCTGCCGGTGGCTCTGCGTTGAATTCCGCGCACATCCCACGTTCAGTGTAGTGGTCGCAGGTATGGCATACGCGAGGCGGCTCGGCCCTGAGTGTGGCGCGGTAGTGCGTGACGATAGCGGGTTCCGGGTGTCTGCTCATGGTGTCCAGCTCCTGTTGATGATGGTGAAAAACTTACCTTCGCGGCGAAACTCGATTAGTGATGGCGGCTTGCCCCCGGTGAGCTCCTGCGCCATCTCATGCAGGTCGGCCATGCCATAGTCCAATGCCACGCCCGATTTATGAGCAATGTCGGCAAGTAGCCTACGCGATTTTTCCCCGGCGTACCCGTCATGGGTTACGGCCAGGTATTCGGTTACCGGGATATCGGATAGACCCCC